GGGTCATCTGAATAGACCTCGGGGACATACTCAATGGCAGTGATCTGAGAAAAGCCGTTTGACTCCATGCCAATCGACTTGATGCGGAAAGGCTTCTTGGTGAACTGAACCTGTCCGAACATGTAGTTCGAATACTTTGCAGGCGCACCGGAAGGTAGCGCTGAAGTCAGCGTGATCTGATCGGTCTTAACATTGCCTGGATTGACGACGGTCACGTCATCAATGACATCGGTGTTCCACAACTGAACTTGCTGCCCGCTGAGTGTGGGCGTACCGCCAGCTGTAGAGATGACCAAGTCGGTTGAACCTGGGCTTCTGATGATGCTTGTGATGTTGTATTCAACGGAGTTGAAGATCAAATGGGTGACGTTCACGTCATCTGGGATCAATGTGCTGATTGTCAGCAGATTAGATGTTTGGGAAGTGACTGTTGACGTGTAGATCATGCGCTTGTTCTGGTGAACAAGAACACGGTACGTGTCGCCCGCTGTGAACTGAACCTCTTTGTCCAAGGTCAGTACAGTGTCTGTACCGTCCTTAATACGCCCGCCAGTGCCCCAGCCTGGCATCTCGTGCTGTACTGTGACCATATCGCCGACTGTGCAGCCTATGGCCTCTACAGGGCTCTCCCAGTTAACCACTCTGTTGACCAGGCGGTTGTAGTTCATCCTGAACACACCTTCTCTCAGAGCGCGATCATAATCGACAATGCCCTTGAGCGTGATGTTGGATGTCTTCAGTGGCTCGCCACGGCCGATTGCGAGATCGTTGGTGACACGAACGGTACGGCTTTTGTAGCCATCCTCTTTATCGAGATATGAAACCTCAAGGTCATTGATGCGATCTGCAAACGGCAGATAGTTGATCTTGAAGGAGTTGCGACGCATGTTGCCGTCGCCAAACATCATTGATGGACCGGTCTCGCGGTCAATGGCAATGGAAAGCTTAGCGCCAGAAGAAACACGCTGGGCCCGACCCGCGATGTAGACGTGCTTGAGGGCGTCATCGACGTTGGTGGCTTCAAAGAACAGACCGTTGAATGTCAGCCCCTTGACGTTGCAGTATTCACGCCACTCTGCATAGCCTGCAAAGTCGATGCGCTCTGGTTCAGTAGCGCCGCCATATCTTTTGTCGAGCAGCATATCCAAGGCGATGTCGGCTGGATTATCTGACCAACGTGTATTCACAATAGCGCCGTTGTGATCGTAGATCGGAATGATCCGACCTTTGCAAACGCCTGTGACAGTTGGGATGGAGTTGAGCTGACCGGTCAGCTTGATGCGATAGGCAAGCCAGGCGGTGAAGGGCATCGTTAGAGGGTCAACAATGATCTCGCCGACATCTGACAGCTGGATCTTGTCGTAGACCTTCTCTTCAGTATCACCTTCTTCATCGGTGCGGCGAAACTCAATCTCATACACCGCTTCTTCGAGAAGTGGCGACTTGAAGGTTCTGCGTACCGTAGACTGAAGCTTGTCTGTAATTTTGGTTGGTCCGGGTGCCTGAATCCATGCATCAGCTTCGCCGATAATGATGTCGCCGCCCTGAGAGTTGATTGTAACGTCAAACTCATAAACAGCGCTTGGCAGGTTGAACTCTTCAATCTCTACGGTCTTTGAACCCTCCGTTGGCACGTTGCCAGTTTGCGTCGGGCCCAGATTGATCCATGTGCCCGAACCCACAACTCTGTAGACGATGTTGAAATCGTAGTTATCGCCTGTTTGACCGCCACCTTCTCTGTCAGGAATGAAAGTGTTGTTGATGTTCACATTCACTTTGACGGCGGTAGAAGGAACCCCAGGCACGTCGGCAACTCTGGACCACGAGTTGAGGTTCTGCATGGCGTACCATGCGGTATCACCAACCTTGCGATAGCGAAGGTTCAGCTCAACAGTCTTCTCGTTTCTTCGACCTTTGTCGTCTGTTACGTTAAGGCCAATTGGCGCAACAAAGTCCAGGCGGATTTTGTCTACTTCTGTCGAGGTAGTATAGCGCTGGTAAGTGGTTGTGACATCACGAGATTGGTTAACAAGACTTACAGATTCAGAGAACCAGCTGTTGACGGGCTGAATGCCACTACCTCTGCTGTAGGCAACTTCTACGTCTTCAAAGGAGTCTAGAGCTTGATCGTTGATGAAGATGTCGCCGAACTCTTCAATCGGTCCCTCAGATACGGCAATTCTACCGTAGAGAAACTGGATCGCTTTGCCGTCATCGTCTGTGCTGTTCTCAGTGTACAGATCGGTGATGTTGCCACCGATGCCATGTTCACCGTAGAGAATTGGAATAGGAACACCCTCTGCTGAGGTGTTCTTTGGCCCGTCCATGCCGTAAGCTGCACTGTCTTGGCCCACATCGCTGTTCTGGGGTGGCGGGATTAGCGCGTTGATCAGCAAGCCGCCAGCAACAGAAACCGCAGCTGTGGCAATAGCCAGGACAGCTTCGGTGGCTTTTGCACCTACAAGCCAAGATGCCGTCGGGCCCGCAAAAGCTGCCAGAGCGGCAGTAGCTACAAGAGCCAGAATTGACTTTCCATCGTCACCACCGCCTTCGGGGATCGGAGAGACTGTGATGTTGCTATTTTCTTTTGGGAACGTCAGAGCCCAGCCGTCTTTGGGGATGACCTGAAAGTCCAGAGCCACGCACCATTCAATGCCTTCAGGAAGTCCTTCAACATAAGCTGACAGAGACTTACCGTCCTGAAACACAAGATCGGCTTCCGCCCTGTCTTTGACATCGAGCGGGTTATAGATGATTGTCGCTTTTATCACCGGTTGGTGATCATTCGCCAACATATTCATAGGCTCCGATAATCTGCCTTTTGAACTGATTGATGCGACTTTCCATCACGCCAAAGTTCTCCAGTGAATGAATGAAACGAGTGTCAGAGGTCACGAAGCCAACATGTGCTCCAAAGCCTTTAACCTTGAGAAGAAGAACCGACCCAGAAACCGCATTAGGAATTGATTTCCATAATCTTTCGCCTTCTTGCTCCATGACGAGAGCGTTCTGCTGTACTGAGCTTGTAGACCTGTAATCAGGAAGTTCGATGCCGTTAAATCTCCGCATACATTCCTGAACAACTCCCCAACAATCGTAAGCTTCTGGCCCACGTCCGCCGTATTCGAATTTTAACCCAATTAGGTCATTAAAACAAGTCATAACTGACTTACCCTTTATCCACGAGGTCTGATGCCAGGAAATCCACCGAAGCGCAATGTGTTGCCTTTAACGCCACAGCCGTCTGGGCCCTGAAGTGTGTAATCACAGAACGTCTCGCCGCCCGTGTAGCCACACTCATCGCCTTTGTAGACCCAAGAGCATCTGTCACGCCATTGCATCCGTCTGGGGAAGCGTTGTGACAGTGGGTTTCTTGCGCCCAGTGTGAAGTCCATTGAATATGTCTGCGCTGTTGCGCCTACAACATAGACCATTTCTTCGATCTCTGGTTCGAGCGTCAGGTTGCCGGTGTTGATGTACTTGAACCGAACCTTCCACCCTACCCCGCCGCTGTACTGCTCAGCCCGAGACATCACGGCACCGGTTGGATCTTGAATGCTGACCGATACTTCAGGAATGCTCTCCGAGCTTTCCTCGATGTTGAAATCGAAAGCTGCTGCCGTGTAGACATTCCCTTGATAGGTGATGTCTTCATTGTTTCGGGCAAGGTAGATGGTCTCGTCCAGAATGCCTGTCACTTCATTGATGACGCCTACTTCAATCAACATGACGAAGGCGGTTGTGGAAGCGATGCGGTTCTTTTCGATGACTGTTTCAATGGATAGATGCTTAGGCATTAAACTTCCTCAAGAACGACGTTACTGATGTCCCAACGGTATGTGGTGCCCATGCCTTTGTACTGAAACTCAGGAACAGCACCCTTCTTAAAACGCACAGGGATCGCTTCTGATGACACAGGGTGGGTCCAGTCCCCAATGATGTCAGCTGATCCCCTAACGCTCGCATAGAGCGTCTGGAGAGCAACCTTGTCTGCGTCTGACATATCAGTGAACCCGATTGTGAAGACACGCGCTGGTGCTTTGGTGTAAAGCGGGCGTGAAATGATCCAGCCGCCTTCTGCTTCGAAGTCAATTGTCGGATCTTCACGAACCGACTCCCTGAACTTCTTACTGTCGTGTTTGAGAAGTACGGCCATGGTCATTTTGAAAGCGCTCCTTTGAGTGAGTCACGGAAAGAGCCAGGCTTCTTTGCTGCCTTGAGAACAACATCCAAGATCATTCCATTTGGATCGAACCGAACATTGCCTTGCTCAGAGTCCAGCTGCTGACCGGAGTTGTTGATCAGGTTCACTTTGACATCTTGGCTCTTAGAGAAGGCCCCTGCCCCGATAGCTTTCATCTGCGATGCAGTGAAGACACCTTCACCTTTTTCAAGAATGGCTGGAACCTCCTGACCAGGCATACCTCCACCATGGAAGCGGCCGGCGTTCATGAACATGGAAGGATCAACATTTCTCGATCTGCCACCAAAAGAACCAGCGATGCCGCCGCTGTGGTCAACACTCGCTGTGGTTTTCGCAGAGAAAATGCCACTTGCTGCGCTTTTGAAAATGTCACCAAGGCCAGACAAACCAGCTTGAATGCTGATCTGAAGCAAAGAGTTCACGGCTGATCGGGCAAGACTTGCAAAATCAGCCTCACCTTCTGTTACCATGTCTGCGATGCCTTGGCTCAGAGACTTGATCGCGTCTACGCCAACCTGTTCGATATTGTCGTACAGGTCTTTCCATTCATTGAAGAACTCACCCAACGGGCTTTGAGCCTGATACTGCTCTTGAAGAGCATTCAGTTGAGCCTGAACAGTCCCTTCCCATTCGACACGCCAAATGCCCATCTCAATGAGCTTGGCTTTCATCTGCTTGATGCGAGAAACTTCCTCGTCATAGATTTCTTTTCTGGCAGCTTTCTCGCCCATCAAAGACCGTTCGATGCCTCTGGTGGCTTCTGCCATCTTGATCATCTCTTCAGTCATCGCGTTAGTGGACAGCTGATTGAACAGAGACTTCATCTGATCGGTCCATTTGCCGCCAGAGATTTTCTCCGCAAGTTTATCAATTTTCTTCTTAGCGGAATCGATAGCTTTAGGAAGTTCATAGGCAAAAGGATCGACCAGGCGTTTACCAAGCTCGACAGCTTTTTCATCCGCATCTTCGATCATGGTTGTAAGACGCTTCATAGCTGAAGCGCGAGCATTGCCGCCTTTGCCGGGCTTTGGTGATGTTCTTACAATTCCTTTTGTTGCAGCCTCTCCAGCCCCATCAGCGGTGCTTTTGATTAAAGCGATAAGCGCAAGAACGTGTTGTGCGAATTTAGAGGCAGCTTCTTGGCCGGCGACCGATTGAGCGCCTATTTCTGCCGTCACCGCTGCGCTTAGGTCAAGAAGCAAGCCGCTTTGCGTTTCGGCCATTTTATTGGCCATTTCAACCGTCTTTGCAATACGATCTTCCTGAGAAATAGAGGTGTCTTCGATCATGTCTCTGATCTCTTCCTGCATTTCCTGATTCATGGTATTGAACTCAGCCTGAAGGTCTTGAAGACGGCTCATTGGCTCAACAAGCGCTTCCTCAAGCTGCTGACCCATTTCGTTGTTCATTGTGCCGGCTATTGCGTCAACATCCGACTGAATGTTGGCGACAGCTTGTTCAGCTTCTTCAAACTGCCTCTTCAGATCCTGCGCCAAGCCGCCTGCGTTGTTCAGTGCAGCGATCATTTCAGACGGAAGCAAATCTCCAAAACCATCGAAATTTGTAGCAGCGCCTTGCTCAATCTGTGCAGCTCTTTCCTTGATCTGGGTTTTGGCCGCTAGCCAGGTGCGCATTTTTTCCAGATTTTGATTTCTCTGAATTTCTTCCTTTTCGATATTCGCTTGAATTGCCGCCAGCTCTTGTGTT